CGCCGGTGCGCTCGGAGTCTACGTCGGGCGCTTCGCCTGGTGGGACGCCGCGGCGATCGACCAGGACAACGCGCCGCAGATCGTCAACAACTTCGGCACCGGTCCGGTCACGGGCTTCGTTCATCGCGAGCAGCAGGGCCTCATCACGGATTACCTGGAAGAGGCCAGCATGCGGGTGCCGCAGGGCTTCCCGATCACGCTGTTCAATGGCGGCGACTTCTGGGTCGTCAACGACGGCGCCGCCGAAGCCATCATCGGCATGAAGGCCTACGCCAACTTCGGCGACGGCAAGGTGACGTTTGCCGCCACCGGCGACCCCGCCACGGGCGGCTCGGGCTCGGCGAGCACGATCGCCGCCGAGACGGCGGCCATCACCGGCTCGATCGAAGATGACGTTCTGACGGTCACCGCCGTCGGGTCGGGCACCGTCTATCCCGGCTCGGTATTGTCGGGCACCGACGTTGCCTCCGGCACGACGATCCTCCAGCAGCTGACTGGCGATCCGGGCGGCATCGGCACCTACGCGGTCAGCATTCCGGACCAGGCGGTCGCGTCGACCGCCATCACCGCTGCCTACGGCCTCTTGACCGTGGGTGGCACTGTAGCCGGCGCCTTCGCCGTGAATGACGTGCTGTCGGGATCGGGAGTCACCGCCGGCACGACCATCACGGCGTTCGGCACGGGCACCGGCGGCGCCGGCACCTACGTCGTCACCCCCTCGCAGACGGTGGGCTCTCCGGTAGCGATCAGCGTCGCGGCGGAGAACGTCGAGACGAAGTGGATCGCGATGTCGGCCGGCGCACCGGGCGAGCTCATCAAGATCTCGGATCACCCGCTCGGCTAGCACCACGCGCCGAGCGTCATCCCGCAACCAGAAGGACTCCCAGACCATGCGCTTCCGTGAACATGTCTCCGCGTGGGACGCGGATCGGGCCCGCCTCGAGGCCCTCGGCGCCGTATTGCCCCTCGTCCGCTCTTACCTGCCGCCCGAGTTCAAGCGCGATTTCTCGCTTGCCATGGACGCGCAGCCGGCGTTGTCGACCGATCCGAACACCGGCATCCCGTCGTTCCTGACGAACTACGTCGATCCGGCGGTGTTCAGGATCCTGTTCGCGCCGAACATGGCGGCGACGATCTTCGGCGAGCGGCGCAACGGCAACTGGCTGAACGACACCGCTTTCTTCCCGCAGGTCGAATACACCGGTGAAGTGTCGAGCTACGGCGACTTCAACAACAACGGCCGCGCCGGCGTGAACTCCAACTGGCCCCAGCGCCAGAACTACCTCTACCAGGTGGTCAAGGAGTATGGCGAGCGCGAGCTCGAGCGGGCGGGCCTCGGGCGCATCAACTGGGTGTCGGAGATCGATGCGGCCGCGGCGCTCGCGCTGAACAAGTTCGAGAACCTGACATACTTCTTCGGCGTCGCAGGCCTTCAGAACTACGGCCTGCTCAACGATCCGGGTCTGTCGGCATCGCTTACGCCGGCGCCGAAGGCGTACGGCGCCACCACGTGGATCCAGAACGGGGTCATCAAGGCGACCGCCAACGAGATCTTCGCCGACATCCAGTCGATCTTCTACCAACTCGTCCAGCAGGCGGGCGGCTTGATCGACGCCAAGGCCAGACTGGTGTTGGCAATGTCGCCCGGCTCCTCGGTCGCCCTCACCGCGACCAACTCCTTCGGCGTCAACGTCTATGACCTGCTGAAGAAGAACTTCCCCAACATCCGCTTCGAGACGGCAGTGCAGTACGGCGAGGTCAGCGCGGCCAATCCGCAGGGCGTCGCCGGCGGCAACCTCGTCCAGCTCATCGCCGAAAGCGTCGAAGGCCAGAGCACCGGCTACTGCTCCTTCAGCGAGAAGATGCGCGCGCACCCGATCGTGCGCGAGATGTCGGCGTTCAAGCAGAAGCTGACGGGCGGCACCTGGGGCGCCGTAATCCGCCAGCCGTTTGCCATCGCATCGATGCTCGGCGTCTAGCGCCGGGTATCTCGTCGCTTTCCGTCACGTACCGCCTCTACCACCGGGAGACCCATCCATGCCGCGCACGATCACAGTCGCCTGCAAGGTGCCGAACGGCCTCAAGCTGCAGGTGCACGAGATGCATGACTTCGACGAGCCGGTCATGGGCGGCGGCACCAAGACGGTCCCGCGCGCAACGCCGATCGGCGAGCCCGTCTTCATCGCCGGCACCGCAGCCCCGTTCGGACAAATGCCGAAAGCGGAGATCGTCGGCGGCTATGCGCTCACCCGCAACGTTGACGCCGACTTCTTCGCGAAGTGGATGGAGCAGAACAAGGACAGCGCGGTCGTCCGCAATCATCTGATCTTCGCGCACACCAGCGCCGCCAAAGTGCGCGATCAAGCCAACGACCAGGCGGATGTGCGGAGCGGCCTCGAGCCGATCGCGCCGGACACCGACCCGCGCATTCCGCGCGGCATCAAGACGGCCGACGAGCAGAAGAAGAAGGCGGCGGCATAGGCCGTCGTTCCGTGGTGTAGCCATGACCCCTCCCGCGCTGCCGATCGTCACCTACGGCGCGTTCGTGGTCATGTTCCCGGAGTTTACCGACGGGGGGGTCTACCCGCAGACGCAGTTCGACGCCTGGCTGCCGGTCGCGATCGCGTCTTTGAACCCGGACCGGCTGTTCCGGGTGTGGAGCGTCGCGGTGATGCTCTTCATCGCCCACAACATGGTGCTGTCGGCGCGCGCCGTAAAATCGGCCGCCACCGGGCAGGTGGTCGGCGACCCGCGCGGCGTCGTCACGGGCAAGTCGGTCGGCGACGTCTCGATCAGCTACGACTCCGCGGCCGTGGCGATCCAGGGCGCCGGCTACTGGAACTCCACCAGCTACGGCATGCGCCTCTACAAGATGTTCCAGAGCTACGGCACCGGGCCGAACTACGCGCCGGGCTGGCGCACGTCCGGCCGCGGCCCCTTCCCGGTCACGCGGTACGTCCCGCACGGAAGGTAGGCGCCATGAAGTCCGGCCTCACGATCACGATCGACGAGGTCGCGAAGGTCGTCGGCGCGATGCGGAGCCTCGCCTCGCAGCGCGTGCTGGTCGGCGTGCCGGCCGCGGAGGCTGGCCGGCGCGACGAGGACACCGGGATCAACAACGCCGAGCTCGGCTACATTCACGATCGCGGCGCCCCGGAAGTGAACATCCCGGCGCGGCCGTTCCTCGAGCCGGGCATCAAGGACGTCCAGCCGGCGATCGAGGACGGCCTGAAGTCGGCGGCCGATGCGGCATTCATGGGGCGCCAAGAGGCTGTCGATCGCCAGCTGAACGCCATCGGACTAAAGGCGCAGGCCGCCGTGCGCGCCAAGATCACCACCGGTCCGTTCGTCCCCCTCAAGCTCGCGACGCTCGCGGCGCGCCGCCGGCGCGGCCGTACCGGCACCAAGCCGCTCATCGATACGGGGCAGCTGAGGAACGCGATCAACTACGTCATCCGCAAATCGTAACCGGGAGAACTGCCATGAAGATCAAGACGATGCTTCTCGCCGCGGCCGCGGCCCTCGCAATCGCGACGCCACTGACGGCCGCCGAGGCCAAGGACATCACGATCAATCTCAACGACAACGAGCAGGCGGCCTTCCTGCAGATCCTCGATCTTGCCGCGAAGTCGGGCGGCCTTCAGGTCGCGACCAACGTTGCCGTGCTCTACCAGAAAGTCGTGACCGCGGCCTCCGCAGCCGACAAGCCGACATCGGCCGAGGTTCCCGACAAATCGTCCGACTCGCCCCCAGCGAAATAGGCGCCGCTCACCGTGCCGGAGATCGACGTCACCGACGTGCTGCTCGATCCGGAGATTGCCGGCGAGCAGCTGACCGTGCTCCGGCGCGTGCAGACGGTCGGCACCAACGGCGTAACCGTCGTTACCGAGACGACGGTCATGCCGAAGCCGTTCGGCTCGGTGCGCCCGACCGGCGACAACAGCCTGGTCCGCGAGGACGCCTATCAACAGCAGGCGAAGTCGATCCGGGTGGTGACAAACTTCCGGCTCCGCGGCGAGTCCAACGACGGCGCATCGGACTACCAGCCGGACGTCCTCGTCTGGCACGGCTCGCGCTTCCTGGTCCGCACGATCGAGGACTACAGCCAGTACGGCGCCGGCATGATCCAGGCCGATTGCACGTCCATGAACTTCGTCGATCCGCCGCCGACATGACCAACACCTCCGCCACCGGCGGTCCGCTTGCTCCGAGCGCCCCTCCCGCCCCTCAGCCGCTCGAGGGCCAGGCGCTCCTCGACTTCCTGCAGGGGCTCTTCGTCGGGATCCTCGGCATCGATGGCAAGCTCGTGCGGCCGCGCTGGCAGCCCGAGCCGCCGAATATCCCCACCGAGGGCAATGCCTGGATCGCCTTCGGCGTCACCGCCCGCCCGTCGGACACCTACCCATTCATCGGCCAGCTGTCGGGCGTAGACGACGCCAACCAGCTGCAGCGGCACGAGCAGCTGACGATCCTGCTCAGCCTCTACGACCTCGGCTCCGGCGGCCAGGCTGACGCACTTGCCGCGCTTCTCCGCGACGGCTTGGCGGTGCCCCAGAACCGGGAGCTCCTGCAGCTCAATCTCATGGGACTGACCGAGGTCGGCGAGCCGATCGCGGTGCCGAGCCTGCTCAAGGAACGCTGGCTCTACCGCGTCGACATGACCGTGGTCATCGCCCGCGAAATCCTTCGGAACTACCCGGTCCTGCCGCTGCAGGAAGTGGTCGGCACGCTCACTGCGGAATCGGACGTCGGCGATCTCGAAAGCGACATTGAGGTGACCCAAGAATGACCACCGGCCTGTCTGTTTCGCGCCTGGTCAAAGTTTCGGTGAACCTGACGCCGCGCCTGGCGCAGTTCCCGAACCTGTCGACCCTGCTCATCCTCGGCACCTCCGACGTCATCAACGTCGTCACCCGCATCGAGGAGTTCGACACGCTCGACGAGGTCGCGGCCGCCTTCGGCACGTCGGCGCCGGAATACCTCGCGGCGCTGCTGTGGTTCGAGCAGAGCCCGCAGCCGACATCGTTGCTCATCGGGCGCTGGGCGAACGCGGCCACCAACGGTCAGCTCTTCTGCGGTCCACTGGCCGCCCAGAACCTTGCCATCGGCCCATGGGCGGCGATCACGACGGGCAGCTTTACGGTGCACGTCGACGGTGCCGGCGCCAAGAACATTACCGGCCTCGACTTCCATCTGCAGACCAATCTGAACGGCGTCGCCAGCGTCATCAACGCCGCCCTGACCGCGGCCACCGCGGGCGCCAGCGTCGCCTATGACGCGCTGAACGAGCGGTTTGTCTTCACCTCCGCCACCACCGGAGCCGCGTCGTCGGTCTCGTTCCTGACGCCCGAGGGCACCGGCGTCGACATCTCGGGGATGCTCGTCGGCACGAACGCCAGCGGCAATGGCGCTTTCCAGGCGAACGGCATCGTGGCCGAGACGGCGCTCCAGGCGGTCGAGCTCTTCAACGACCGCTTCTCCAGCCAGTGGTACGGCCTCACCGTGCTCGGCGCCGAGGACGCGGACCATCTGGCGATCGCCGAGTACATCGAGGCGAGCAATCCGCCCCACTTCTACGGTGTCAGCACCCAGG